TCCAGCCAGACACCCTTTTAACCTTCACTTTTGTCTTGCCCTGAGCCTGTAGAGCCTTAATCCTCTGGTGGCCTCCCAGCACTCGGTTGTTCTCATCTACCACAATCTCCCTTACTTCCAGCATACCAGGGAAGTCTTTAATAGATTTTTTCAGAACAGCAAAATCCTTTTTAGAGATAGTTCTAGGGTTCTTTTCAGACAAGGTGAGGTCATTCAAGTCAAGTTCCAAGACCTCAACTGTTATATCGTTATCCACGGCTGTAGCCTCCTTTGATAATTGTTAAGCTTACCTATATTATACCATAAAAAAATAAGCCCCCTCGCTTACTTCTGCTTCAGATACTCAATGTCCTTCTGCATAGCTACCATAGAACGGCTTATATCACTAAACTTCTCAGCATACCCATTATGTATATCTAGCTTGTGGTTAATAGCGTCAAACTGGTCCTTTTGCCACTGCTCACGCTGGGCATCTTTAATCTCTTTCTCCCTGTTCCCCTTATTCACAGCAATAAAAGCACCGGCTATTGTTGAGACAGCCCCTATGATAGATACGATAATTGGAACAGCATCACTCATACCCTGATGATAACATAAACATAACCAAAAATCCACTCTCGCAGTTGTTAGAGTGGATTTCTAGACATATAAGCCCTCAACATCTTCATCTTATCATACCATAAGCTAGAAGTCAATAGGCTTGGCCTTCAGCTTTTCTTGGTTTATTCTCTCATATACCTCAGATACTTTTGCCTCTGCAGCTTCAGCCCCATAGCATATGTATCCTTCAATGCCAGCCAGCTCATATATCTTCCCCCACCTCTTCTGTTCTGGCGATACTGTAGAGAGGTTTTTCCTAGCCCTCTTCATCTCAATCTTAATAAGCTCATACCCAGCCACCTTATTATCTGGGTCAAGAACAGGGACGAATATATCATAGTCCCAGTATCCAGAGCTTACTCCCATAGATTTCAATTTTCGGCCTCTTATATAGGCATCTTTCTTGGAGCTACGGCTCTCATTCGGTATATGTTCGTGAGGGATATTGTTCAAGTCAAGCCAGCTATGGAACATCTGACATTCCACATCTTCTAGTGGTGCATTCATTCCCTTAACACTTCTGGCCATATCTATTCCTCAAAGCAAGTTATCTCAAATTCGCAAGTATATTTCGCCGCACTATTCAGCTGTTCTAATTCTTCTTCGCTAAAGCTCATTTCCCCCACCTTTTGGCTGCAGCCTTTTTAGCTATCTCTTTTCGTCTGCCCTCTTCCATCTTGCTAAAGCCCTTCGGGACTTTGGCCAGCCCCCCCTTCCGACCAGCCTCCTTAAAGCTCACCTTAACCTTCTGGATAGGTGTTGGGATATAATCTACCTTAATCTTCATTCTCTTCCTTCTCCTTCTTAATTACAGGGATATTCTCAAATCCCCTAATGTGGTTCCCACAATCATTCACATTTTCGCCATAGTATTTCTTATTCAACTTTTTCTGCTTAGTATCCGATTTCATAATAGCCCAAGTCCTTTCTAGCCTGCTTAAAGCTGTTATATCGTCTCTCCGTAGCGTTTTCGCTTGGGATAAGAACTCCCTCGGATACCAGCTTTTGCCTCGTCCTACGGATTGTCTCAGGGCTTGGCATAGCTCTTAAGTTATCTACCAAGCTCTTAGTATTGCTCCAGCCACAATTATTCCAAATCCTAGCTATCAGGAGAGTGTCATCATCAGCAACCTTCCTATCCTGCATATAAGCTACCATAATCTTTTTTCGGATATTGCTAGTATTAACACCCATCTCAGCCCCCAATCGTATTATCTACTTTTTCCTTAATCCAGTCGTAGCCTTCCTTATAGGTCTCTACTGGCTTAGTTAAAGTAAATCCTTCCTCTTCAAACTCACGATAGGTATCGGCATCATCACCATACAATTCATAAGTTCCGTTATACCTTACGAAGTGGGCGAAGGCTACAATCTCCTTGCCGTTATCCCGAATGCCCCATTCCACAGGAACATAGTGGGTGTAGATAGATATTACTTTTCGCATAACTTTTCTCCTTTCTCGTTTTTAATTATGCTTATGGTTTAATTTTAGCACTAGGCTTATGGCTAGTCAAGCATTTTCTCTGCCTTTTCCAGCTCCTCAAGGTATTCCTTCTCTACCTCTATGGCATCTTCCAGCCAGTCCGTAATCTCCCCCCTGTTAATCTCCAAAACTTGCAGCTCAAGCTTAGGGATAAGGTCGGTATATACTACCCAATAGAGCTTGTCTAAGTCCTCGTTAATCATAAAGTATTTCAGAGCTTGAGCCCTATACTCATTTGTCGGTATAATCCAGAAGTCGCTTTCGCCTTCCTTCTGGTTCATCTTCCCCCACCAGATTTTAAGCACTTTTTCAGAGGATAGACACTTAATCTCTACTGCCTCCCTAATCTTCCCATCTGGACTTATAATCACCCTATCTGGGCTTACATAGCTGGCTAGGTTCTTATCATCTGTCCATACTTTGCCATCACTCAAGGGCTTGTTATACTTCAGGGCAAAAGCCTTTGCAGCATCTGGCTCCAGAATGTGGCCTCTAACAGCCCAGCTAAACGGCACTCCCTCTGGCACTCGGTCATAATAGTCATTCGGGGTCATAGGACGAGCTACACGCTCTGCCAGCATCACAAAGAACTGGTCTCCGAGCTTATGGTTCGTTCTACCATCTACCTTATACATTTTACCGAAGGCTGAGCCTCCAGATTTTCCTTTTCTAAACTCCAGCCACTCTTCCGAGTTCTGGTCCAAGTCTAATATCTTCATTATCCTCCTAGATGTTGGCTTTAGCGTTGCAGCTTTTCAATGCGGAGACCCCTGCCGTTTTGGCTCATTTAACGGATAGGTCAAGAGAGAGCTATCAAACCTGCCTATCTTCTACCACGAGGGGGGCTAGTCCTAAGGGCGAAAATCCAAACACCCTGCCAGCTGGAGCTGAATCAGATAGACCCCAGCCAGCCTAGCTCCCCTTTCAGGTCGCACCAACTTATTAAACTACTTCTTATCCTCTGGCATCTGAGTAAAGACCAGCTTGCCAGTCTTAGCGTTCTTAATAGCTAAGCCATCTATATCACCATTATCCTTGTAGGTGAGCTTAACCACCACGAAACGGTCATTACATTTCGGCTTACCATTATAGCCAGAGGTGATATTACAATCCTCAGCCTTAACCCAGATGAACGGAGCTGTGTAGAGTTCCCTGCCAATCCCCCAGTTAAAACAGGCTCGCTTAAAGCTGTCAGAGGCAAGCCCCTTCTCGGCCTCAGTATTACTCTCGGTTCCAGTATCCTCCTTAGATACCCACTCGTTTTTAATCGTATCCCAGATAGATACAATACAGTTTCGGTTCTCCCTAGAGTGTTCCCTCTTCCAGTTCATTGGACCTACAGTCTCGTCTAAAAGGTTCATATCCACACGAGCATCTTTGTAGAGGAGGAGGGACAAGCCCTTCTCGGTTATTGTCCCAATCCTACACTCAATCTCGTCAGCCTTTAGTTTCCTAAAGTGTGGGTAGTCATTTAATTTTTCCATTATTTTCCTCCTTCCATTTGTTCTTCTAGATACTCTTCAAAGCCCTCCTCCCCCAGAAGGCTAATCGCATAATTTTTAATCTTGCTCATCTCGTTCTCCTTATCTAGGTAAAGTGGTTCGGTTATAGGTGTCCCACTTGTCATTTTCATATTCGGTAGCGTTATCATCACGCTCGTAGATTTCTTCAATCACATCTTCCTTAACGCAGTCCAGAAGTTGCTCAGCTAAGTGCCAGTAGTCGCTCTCATCATCTCCAGCCAACTCTTGCAGCATATAGCTAATCTCTTCCGTAGCATCTTCAACATCATCTACTTTGTGATATTCGTTCTCAATCTCGTAGTGTCGTTCTACTAAGACATTTTTAAGGTTCATTTCCCTAGCCAGCTCTTCCACAGGCATAGCGTAAAGGTCTCGCTTAACTTTAACCTTCACAGGGATTTTGCCCTTGCTTTCGTATCTAACTTTGATTTTTGTCATAAGGTCTCCTTTCTCGTTGTTTTATCCTTACAATCTTATTCTATCACAGGCTTATGGCATAGTCAAGCGATTTGGACGATTTTAGTAAAAATTACAACATTTTAAGAACCTCCCCAGATAGGGGAGGTTCAAACCTACTCCGATAATACCCTCTGAGCTAATTCATATTTGGCTCTTCGGCGTTCGTTCAGTCCCATAGCCCTCTCAGGGCTGGTATTATGGGCTAAATCGGCTCGCTTAACGGCGAGTGCCATCGGATTAGTTTTAATGTGCCTGAGGTAGTCCTCATAAGGCTTATCCTTCTTGTTGGTTAAAATCTCAACGACCTTAACCAGCTCTTCAGGTATTCCCTTGCTCACCAGCTCCTCAGCTGTCGTATCTGTATCCTCAATGGTATCGTGGAGCAGAGCGACAACCTTCAGCTCAAGGCTATCTAGCTGGGAGGCGACTGCCAGAGGGTGGAGGATATAGGGCTTGCCTAACTTATCCACCTGTCCAGAGTGAGCTTCAATCGCAATTCGTAGAGCTTTTTCAAAAACTTCGTTCATCATATCGCTTTCTCCTTTCACTTTAATTTTGCTATTTCTTAGAACTCTCTAGATGCCCTCAAAATCGGACACATAGAGTATTTGCCGAGTGGTCTTGCCCACTCTTCTTGGTCATCTACAATAATTCGTACTCGTTTTATTTTCTCCCTGTTCTCCTCACGGAGCCAGTCTGGTTCAATAGGTTTCAGGAGGACTGTTTTCGCAGTCCTACCGATAACCTCATATTCCCAAGTGCAGCCCATATCGCAAGGGCTAAACATTGTATATTGTTTCCCTACTTCAAAGCGTTTCATTTTTCGGCCTCCTTACATATAACCATAAAGATATTGCCTAAATCGGTGGCATAGACACAATCTACGCCCAATCGCTTTTGATAATCTGTTAAGGTGTCTTCAACTTTTTCCTTCCACATCTTCTCCCCGAAGGTCTCAATGTAGGCTTTCTTAGTGTATTCTTTCATCTCACTCGTCTCCTTCAATTAAGTTAAAGTTCTCATCAAACAGCTCAACCCCCAGCTTATCGGCCAGCTCGGCCATCAGGAACTCTCGCCCTGATGCCCAGTAGTAATCCTTTTGATATTTCTTATGCTTAGCCTTTTCGTATTCCTTCTCCCAGTAGCGAGCCTCTTCATAGATGGCTTTATACTCGGTTCGGATTAGTTTTTTAAGGTTCTTATCGGTCATCTCTACTCCTCCTCTTCTAGTTGTTCTTCTTTTTCATACAACGCTCGCCAGAGTTCTTTAGTATCCTCAGCAGTAGCAGTATGCCCCTTCTGGGCTTGTAGCTCAGAGGCATCGTGGATGTGGTTTATCAAGCTTGTTAAGATTGCATCATTCATAGTCATCACAAAGTCGCCATTCGGGGTCTTCGTGATAGTGATATTGGCTTGGTAGTCATACAAGCGGTTATAGTTTTTTCTCATAAGGTCTCCTTTCTCGTTTTATCTTGCCTTACATCTTGAGTATAGCATAGGCTTATGGCATAGTCAAGCGTTTTTCCTCGTTTGTAGTAAAAATTACAACATAAAAAAGTAGCCCCCCTATCTGCGAGGGGTGGAGGGCTACTTAACAAGTGGAGTTTTTACGAACATTGTTTGTTTTTATCCCCAGCTTACGGTCAATATAAACTGGGTCTTAAAGTGGGGTGTCAGCTGGCCACAGCCGACTAGATTGTCAGGAAGGTGCTCAGTCTGGAATAACCATATGCACTTTCATTATAGCACAACTCTATTCCATTCATAAAATGCCTTCTCATACTCTTCATCGCTCGCATAATCACTCCGAGCTGGCCTTCCAGTAGCTAGAGGCTTGCTAGGAACATAACTCGCTGTAGCGACGGTCTCAGCCGGTCTATCGTCCTCAATCGGCTCGGTCTCCTCAGGATTTTGGATTTTGCCGAACATTCCCTTCTTAGCTAGATACTCCAGCTTTTTCGGATTATCTATAACCGTATAAATCCTTCTAAGAGCAGAGTTATTATTCACGAATTCAATAAAGATGTATCCTAGCTCAGCTAGTTTCTTCAGCCCTCGCTGTATAGACCTAACCTCAATCCCAGTTGCCTCCGAGATAGCATCATTACTCTGAAAACAGCACTGCTTCTTAAATACTGTTAGATAGCAGTAGAGTATCTTCTCTGCAGGAGTTAAGTCTTTGTTTTGTAGGAGTTCTACTGGCATAACCACATAGGTGATGCCCATATCCTTCTCGTTCTTCATTTTTACCTCACTTGTTTATTATTTGACAACTTAATTATACCATAAGCTAATTGCCTGTAAATAGCAAAATGGCTAATTCAAAAGCCATTTTTGCTATGCTCTACTATTATATTTTTCTTTATATATTCTATGGGTGACAAAATGTCATACCCCGACAGGGGTAGAGGTATGACAAAATGGCACACCCCCCTGACAAATTGTCATACCCCCTACCTCGTTTTCCCCAGACTTTTCCACAGAGTTTTCCACATTTTACAAAATCTTTTCAATACGATATAATGTTGGGGAGGCTAGAACTCCTTTCTCGTTCTTGGAACTAGCCTCTTTTTTGTTGCTATGGTATAATAGCCCCAGCAGTTAATAATAAGCGAGAAAGGATAAATATGATTTTAAGCAACATCAAGCTTAGGACGAACAAAATACTTGTTCAACCAGAGGCTAACACTTCTTCATCATTCTCAACAGAGAGCCGTAAATACGACAGGAAGTCTATCGCATATGTAAAAGGTATTGGAGATGATATAAACGGTCTAAAAGTAGGAGATAAGGTCATCTATGACGATAGCCACTCCATAGACTTCACTATAGACGGAGTTTCACTCTCCATTATCACCCCAGAAGATATTGCAGCTAAGATAGTTGAAAAGGAGGCTTAATGGGCAAACCAACACTAAATCGCAAGGTCGCTACTGGCAAGGAGCTAGAAGAGGGCATTCAGAAGGGTATTGACACTCTATACTCAGTCGCTTATACAGCTTACGGCTGTAAAGGCGGTAATGTTATGATAGAACACCGAGCAACAGCTCCGACTATCAGCCACGATGGTGTATCTAACCTAGACGAGCTAGAAGTCTCAGACCCTATCGCCGATATGGCCATCAAGGTCGTTAAGCAATCCTCCAAAAGAACCAACGAGACAGCAGGGGACGGCACGACACTCTCAGCTATCCTATCCAGCCATCTCTACTACTGGGCTAAGAATAAAATCCAGAAGGGCGAGAACCCTGTAGATGTAGCTAAGCAGATAGAGGCTAATGTTCCGTTAATCCTCGCTAAAATCTCGGAGAAAACCGAAAAGAACCTAACCCCAGAGCTACTTAAGGGGGCTTGTATCATCTCGGCAGGGGACGAAGGATTAGGCGAGCTCATCTATGATGTAGTATCAGAGGTGGGAGAGTTCGGAGGCATCAATGTCAGCTATGTCGGCTCTCTCGGAGTATCCACCAATATCGTTAAGGGTATGTATCTAGCTTCAGGCTACTCAGATGCCAAGCTCATCAACGACCTAGACGGCAATCGCTCGGTCCTAGATAATACTCCAGTTATTATCCTCTCCAGCACTATAACTCGCCAAGATGAGATAATCCCAATCCTAGAGAATATCCGAACCCATAACTATCAGAAGGCTGTATTCTTCGCAGACATAGCAGGAGATGCCCTAAAAGTCTTAGAGCTTAATCGCAACTTTGATGCCTGTGTCGTAAAGCCAGAGGCTAACAATTATGAGGTCTTGCTCAAGGATGTCGCACTCTATACAGGTGGCAAGGTATATTCTGGCAATCCTTCAGATTATAAGCTACAGGAATACGCTGGTATGGCAGGTCAAATTATCATCTCCCAGAGAGAGACTACTATTCTAGATGGCAAGGGAGACCCTAAAGAGATAGATGCAGTCGTTAAAGACCTCAAGGCTAAACTCGCTAAAGCAGAGCCTCAGGACAGGGCATTTCTAGAGAATAGGATTGCTCGCTTAACAGCAAATGTAGCCACCATCTATGTAGGTGGAGCATCAGCAGTAGAGCGAGGAGAAGTCAAGCTCCGTGTAGATGATGCTGTATGTGCAGCTAAATCAGCTCTCGCAGGAGGGGTCGTAGCAGGTGGTGGGGTATGCCTCAGAGACATCTCAGAAGAGCTAGATATTCCATATCTCAAAAGCCCATATCTAGACCTCCTCAGCAACTCTGGCCTAGAACCAGACAACTTCGCCAAGAATGTCGGATACGACCTCAAATCAGGTATCGCAGACGATATGTTTAAGCTCCACATCATAGACCCAGCAATTGTAATCAAAGAGGCTGTCATCAACAGCCACTCCGTTATCGCAAAGCTAATCACCACTAAGCTCGCCTTAGTCTATGAGGACAGGGAATGGAACTTCTGATAATAATTCTCTTAATCACCCTCGTCGTTTTTCAGGCTCTTATCTGCTGGGTGATAATCTGTATAGAGAAGTGGCTCTCGGTCCTCTGCAGCCTGGAGCCAGAAGAACCAAAAGAGGAGGCAAAGGCTACGGACCCATATACTAAGCCAGCAGAGATATTTTCTAGCACCAGCCATATAGTCGTCCCCAAAACACCATCAGAGATACGAAACCAGAACTTTAATAAGTTAAAGGAGGGAGTAGAATATGGGGATATTGCTAAACGGTAAATACTACAAAGACCCAAAAGATGCCCCAAAGGAGGCATCAGCAGTGGTCGGCTCCCAGCTCCAGTCATATAACCTAGAGAGCCAAGCTCAAAAGCACGATATGGACCTAATCCAGCCTTATCTAGGTGATGGCAGTCCAAATCCAGACTTCATCAAATACTACCCAGCTGAGGCTAAAGAATACGGAATGGAGGGTGTATGAGCTGGGTCGCATCTCTAGTATTGCTACTACTAATCGTGTTCTTCATCACAGGGGGAGATAATAATAAGAAAGGATATAAATAATGAGTAAAAAATATCATCTAGACCAAAACGAGGTCGCATTTCTCCACTGCATCAACTCAGCTTTCGCTGGGGTATATACTTGGATAGAACTAGCCAAGAATAACAGCAAGAAAATCCCTAAGAAAAAGCTCACAGAGGCTCTTCAGGATATTATCGCCCAGACCAACACGGCTCTAGCCTCAGAATACATCAGAGGCGAGCTAATCAAGAAGGGTGTCCTAGAAAACGGAGACGATACTGGCCTCTGCACCTTTGACCCTTCTGTGGATAACGAGAACTCAGAGGCTGAGGTATATACTCAGGACGAGCTAACAGCACTTCGCCTAGAACAGCAAGAACCCACTTGGAGAAATGCCGTTAAAGGTCGCTAGAATGCTCTCTAAGCCACTTCAAACAAAAAGACCTATAGTTTATCACCATAGGTCTTATTTTGTGCTATAAATACTTTTTATAAGCACCTGAGCTATATACACTCCAAGCCTTATAGCCCTGCCCCTTCCATATAGAGTGAGCACAGGCATAATAATCACCAGTCTCACACCATTCTCTGCCTGGGAGGATACGGACCTGTAAAGCCCCTACAGAATAGCCATAGGTTCGGCCATTCTTCTTATAGGTTAAAGTCTTATCTCCCACAGCATCAGCCCTACAGTGGCTCTCGGCTTTGGATATAGCTACCATTATATTAATGTTCCAGTCGTTCCATCTAGATACATTCTGACGAACAACTTCGCAAGGCTCTGCTGTCTTGGGCTGTTCAACAGAGCCTACTGTTTTCCCTCTTGAGCATTCTCAACAGGCTGTTCGGCCTTAGTTTCGGCCTTCACGCTATCACCAACTTGGATTTTAACCACATTATTCGGAATAGCAGTCTTGGTCCAAGTAGCACCACAGAACGCCCCACCGAAGAAGGCGATAGCCATCATAATTAAGCATACGATAAAGGCGGTCTTTTTAGCCTCCTTGACTTTCGTGCAGACGATATAATCTGCCAAGCCAACAGGGTCGGATTTGATAATTTTAATATCCTCATCTGTTAAGAGTTTTTGCTTAGGGTTAGTATTACTTTTTGTCATATTTCTCCTTTCTCGTTTTTGTTATGACATCTTGAGTATATCATACCATAAGCATTTTGTCAAGCCTACAAGAAAAAGAGGGGCATCTCAGCCCCTCCCATAGAACTTAGCCACCACTTCTCTCTGCCAATCCAGCACGGCAGTAGTCGCAGGACACTTCGCCCTAAAACACTTGGCAATCATCTCAATCTTCTTATCCAGAGGGTCGTCAAGGCTGATATATCCAGCCTCAAGCCAATTATTCAGAGCCAGAACAGCAGTTCGGCAATCAACCCCATTCGGGGTCGGAATATCGTGTATCTTAGAGTGTATCTCCCTATGGAGTGTCATCTGGGGTATATAGCCTCCACAATAAGGATGCTCCCTAAGCTTTTTCGCCCAGCCCTGTTTCCAGTGTCTCCCCTGGAATAAGATGTGGTGGTAGTCCTCTCTTAGGTTCTTAGGCTTTCTCTTTCGTCTGGACATTCAATCACCCCCTTCCAAACAGCCTATACTTTTATGATACATCAAAAAGCCCCTCACTAGGAGGGGTCTTTTTTAGGTGTTTTTATTCACCATCTGGGTCTTCGGCCATTTGAGCCATAACCTGAGAGTTAAGGTCTCCAGCCTCCATCAAGACAGGAGGATGGCGATACTCAGTTCCAGATGTAGTTACGATTGGGTCTGCCATAGTATTTTTCCTTTCTTAATTTATTATTAAGCAGTAGTGATACCAGTAATCTTACCCTGACGGCGAGGAGCACGGCAGATGTAGTTGCCCATAACAATCAAAGCACCGATTTCACCAAACTGGTTAATTGGAGCCATAAAGTCCTTGAGCTGGAGGAACGAAGGTTGCTTAATATCAGCATCTGGACCTTCGGTCTTTTCTGGGTTGGAACCAACCTGCTTGAGGTCTTTAGAGATAAGACGGCGGAACTCAAGATAGCGTTCGTTGAGCCAGAAGAATACACCAGCCGTACATTTATCATCAGCAACTACTGGACGACCACGGAACGAGATGGCATTAAAGCCTGCAGCACCCTTAAGCTCTGCAGCTGGGATAGAAGTTCCCATTGGGGTTTTACCAGAGACTTTGTTATAGCCAGCGATGCTGGTCGTCTCATAGTTAGCGTGGAGTTTCGTACCGAGGATTTTCTCAAACAAATCCCAGACAGCCTGAGTCGTGAGACCCATAGTTGGAGCTTCATTCGCAGCACCAGCCGCACTAACAGCACTAAACTCAGCACCAACGAGGTCAAGAGTTAAAGCACCACCAGCTGCAGCAGTGACATCTGCAGCATTGCCAGCTACGGTGCGAGCTAAGCCACCATAGTTAGAAGTAGCCGTGCCATCATCAACGATAAGACCAAGACCTTCAATGTCTTTACCATTACCCATACCATAGAGCAAATCGCCGATAGCTTGGGTGAGGGAGATTTTAGCCTCATCAAGACGGTCCGTGACGAGCGAGATAACCTGCTTGTCGCTATTACCATTTACAGCCTTCTCAATACCTGGGACGACGACACTCTGCTCATAAGCCTTCACATACCAAGTGAGGGAGCGAGTATTGTTAGTAGTAGAGGTGTCAAACTGGTCAAGACCATCAAACGAACCACCAGTCGTAGAGTTGGCGATACGGATAGGTTGCTTCATATTAACACCCTTCCAGTTCTTCACATTGCTCATAACACGAGCCGTGAGAATGTTGGAGTTATTAACAGCATCTACAATCGTGGGCATAATATCATTGTAAGTGATAGCAGTGACCCTTTCGCTAAATGCAGCCATAATTATTCCTTTCTTATTATTTTGATATAACAAAAGGCACACCCTATGGGCTTAGGGTATGCCTGATACTTATATGGTATCGCACTAGGGCTTTATTGTCAAGGACTTTTGTGATATAATTAGAATGAAAGGAGCAATATGGAGACAATAGTTAAAACAGATACTGGTCGCATTCTAGCAATCAGCAAAGACTTCCGTATTCTAGAATATATAGACGGCGAGTGGGTAAAACCACAATCTCCAGTATATGGCTCAGACTTCTATGATGCCGAACCAATAAAAGAAGAGGAGCTTTAATCACTCCCCTTCTTTTTTTATCCCCTAGTATTGTCAAACATACTTAGGTCAGGTATTCGGCTTTCGGACCACATAGCCTTGCTCTCTCGCATAGCATTCATATAGCCCATAATCTCTTTCGGAGAGGCATTATCAAGTTGGACATTTCGCCACTTATCATAGATGGCATCAGAACGGAGTTTTCTCGGCCAGTCCTCAGGGGTCGTGAGCTGGATTTCCCAGCCTAAGCCATTATCAAATCTGCCAGTAATATGTAAGCCCTTATAGCCCCAGTCATTCACGACATACTCAACAGCAGGAGTGCCACCAAACACCTCAGCAATATCGTTAATAGTCTTTCCAACATCATTCCACGAGTTCATCATAATCTTATTCCTCGTGTGGTCCTTCATAGAGGCAAGAGAGTAGTCTCCACCCTTACGAGCTACCTTATTCTCCATTGACTCTATACTCTTCGGCGAGAAGTCCTGATATTCAGGGTATCCTTCCTTCTCGGAGATAGAACGAGCCATCTTATCCAAAACCTTCTGCTGTTTCTCAGCCTGAGCATAGATAGATTTCACATCATTCCAGTCAATCACACCATCAGCGTTAGCATCTGTTGGCCTGAAGTTTTTACCTTTAGCCACATTATGAGCCTCATTATATATATCTGCTAGTGGGCTAGTTTTTTCCCACTCAGCAATTTTAGGGGCTATTTCATAGCTATTCCAGCCATTTTTTCCATTAGCTTTTACCCAACCCTGCTCTGCAAGGTGGTTCATAAATGATGCCCCTTCTTTTGTATAAGAACCATAGCTAGGGACTATATCTGTTATCCCCTGGTCATAAGCATCTTTCAACAGGTTAAGTAGATATTGCTTAGTGATACCAGAACCTTTTACAGCCTCATTAGGGAACATATTTATTCTAACTGCCCTACTATCTCTCTCAAAATAGCTTTTTGGCTTTTCGCCCCAGATTTCCGAACCCTTTATAGGGTTATTCATCTTCTCAAACCTATCTAGCGACTTATAGTTTTTTGCTTTACTTATTAAATTAGAATATCCAGCAGGTAGTTTAGCATCTGTCGGAGCCTCTAGGTATTTAGCCACTCTATCCATCACGGCCTTATTCACAGGAATATCAGCACCCTCACTCTCTATAGCAGAGATAGGGAGATGGGTCGTTGGCCTCAGGTTCTTCCCCTCAAAAGCCACAATGGACGATACAGGGGCAGTTTCCTTAGCACCATCAACGATTTTATTTCTTGGACCCTCTATAATCTCCATAGCATCATAGCCATTCTTCATCAAGTCCTCACGCTCCCATTTGGCGGCCTCAAACGGGTCTTCGCCAAGTGTCCTGCTCATATACTCTTCATACAGGCTCAAGCCATCTTCTGCAGCATCAGCCTCCAATTCTGCCAGCGACTCTTCAGCCCCAACAGCCTTGAAGTAATTTCTAACAATCTGGTCGCTTTCGGCATCTCCATATTTAAGCCCAGCATCATATGGGTGAGTTATCGGCTTTTGGGACTTAACCTGTAGCTCCATAGTTCGCCCAGTCTTGCCCTCATTGTTAATATCCCTAAATCTAGACGAGAACTCTTTATCTGGGGTCGTAAAATGCCCATAAGCAGTATTTGAGGCATAGGTATTATCCCCTAGCAAACTATCATCAAATTCGGAGAACTCATTAGGAGTGGAGTGATACACCCTCATAGGATTGCCGTTCGCATCAGACAGACGGCCATTCACTATATTAGCCTTCTCAATACCAGCTGGGGTATATAGACTTGCATTCTGTTTCGCATAGCCCATAGCATTATCTAGGGCTTTACCTAGCTCAGCATCAAGCTTAACCTCTTTTGGCATATAATACCACTCATTTATATCATCACCGGCAAAAAACACTTCGTTAGCAGGGACTTGTTTGGACCATAGCTTATTCATCTCGCTATTTCCCTCGTGTAGGTTCGCATAACTGTCCGTAAGCCCTACCCAGTCCCCATAGTTAATATCTTTAGGAGATTGGCGATAGATAGTCGCTAGCTCGTTCGGTTTGCCTCTATAATTAGCAATCACGCTAGCACTCTTCATAGCCTCATCTCCTCTATTCCCCAAGCTCAGGAGACCCCTAAGAGTGGCTTCTCGGTTATCACCATAAATCTTTGGCAGAATGTCCCCATTCCCCTCTATATTATCTAGAGTGCTAGGGATAACATTTCCATCATCATCAAACCAGCCTGGGGTGTGTCCATTCAGGCTACCACGATAGTTTCCCTCACCAATTTGCTCCAAAAATCTCTGATAATTCGGAGTTTCTTCCCCACCTAGCATAGGTCGCACAAAATCCTTTAAGTCTTTTGTCCCACCAGCATTCCAGCTGGAAGTATCCATTAGCCAATTACCCTCTGGGCTACGAGATAACCCTAATGACAGAGCTTTAGTGGCCATATCCGTCCCAGCATTCGTGGCGAGACTGGTTGCAGCTTTAGTAGCCACCTCAGGAATAAGCGAGGACAGGGCAGAAGTCGCCCCTGCCTTCGCCAGACCCTTCGTGCCAGCCGATACGAGTTCATTCCCAATATACTTAGCTAGAGCATTACTAAATGCCATATAACCTCCTTATTACTGAGCTCCTGCCCCTTGTAAAATCTGTATCAACTGCTGGTATTTAGCCTTAGCTGCAGCCTCACTATCCGTAGTCTTAGGGAGCAAGTTCAAAGCCCTCTTCTGGTCGCCTTCAGACAAAGCACCAGTATCACCAAGAGCCTTAATAATCGTACCCAACGCACCAGCAGAGCCACTATCATATGCAGCTACGCTAGGGTTATAGCTACCACCAGTCAAAGTGTTCAGCAATCCAGTTATACGGCCACTAATCGGACCCTGAGCCTCATAGTTGCTCATCAAGCCACTCAAGACATTCAATGCAGCTTTCTGTTTGCCAGCGATACCAGAGGAGCTTTCTTTCTGTGCTTTCTTAGCATCATTATATCGTTTGATTTTATCATCTAGCATTCCCATCATATTGGCGATAAGCTTTGCAGCATCAGTATCACCAGCACTCAAGGCGGCCATATATCCATTCTCAAGAGCCGAGTAGTTATAGCCACCAATCGTCAATTCAGTATAAGGGTCAATCTCAGGCTCAGCAGTCTCAGTATTGCCTAAG